ACCTCGCTCTCCGCGTAGCCGTCGCCGTCAGGCCGGGCCGTGTAGTAGATCTCCGTCGTCGTCGTCGCGCCGCTGCGCGCGGTCTCGGCCTCGGTGTCGTAGCGGCCAGAGTAGCTGTCGTTCGGCGTGTCGTTCGTCCGGCCTGCGCCCATGACGATGACGCTGCCCGCGGTCGCGTGCCGGCGCGTCACAAGCGCGACCTTCTGCACCAACTCGGTGTCGCCCGTTGGCCTGGTCGTCGTCATCGCGCCCGCCGTCGTCGGGCTGACGTAGAGCGCGTCGCCCGCGTCCCAGGCCGGCGTGTCGGTGTCCAGGTTGCGCAGCGTGCCAGCTGCCACGACGTAGCCCTCGGCCTCGTCTGCCAGGTCGGTCAGAGTCAGGCCGATGGCGGGCATGGTCGCGGCGTCGTCTGCCTGCGCCTTCTCGATCGTCGGCTTGCCGCTGCCGCCGTGCGTGCCCGACACGTAGACCGGCGTGCCCTTGTCAATCTGCGCGCCGCTGTCGTTCTTGACGTCGATGAGCACCTCGGGATCGGCGTAGAACCGCATCCCGTTGTCCGCGTCCTGCGTGATCTTGACCTCGACGCCCTCGGTCTCGGTGCCGACGACGTTTAGGAAGTCCTTGAGCAGGGCGACCTTGTCTCGTGTCGTGAAGTCGGCCATCTAGATGTCGTCCTTGATCTCGCGGCTGCTGCCGTATTGCCCGATCTGCTGGATGCCGATCGTGTAGGTCTCGGTCGGCCCCGGCGTGTAGCCCGCGCTCGTAGCCCGCGTGTCGCCGAAGTCGAAGTAGCGGTCGCGCAGCGTCGCCGAGCCCGTGCGCCGGCTGTCCAGCGTGTAGGTGTCGAACACCGTGTCGGGCGCGTCGCCGCGGTAGATCGTGAACTTGTAAGCCTCGAACGGCTCGTCGAGCGTGTGCGGCGGCTGCGTGCCCAACGGCAGCACAGCGCGCTCCCAGTGCGTCGGGATGCCGGACCCGTCCTCCACCTCGAACCGGGTGCCCGTCGTCGCGCTGTAGGTGCGCGTGATCTTGCGCACGGGCAGCGGCAGGACGTTGCCGAACACTGGCGAGCTGAACGACGTCGCCGTCGTCGTCTCGAGCGCGCCGCCCGCCGGCACGACCTTGTAGTCGAGCGAGCTCGGCGTCGGCCCGACGAACTCCCGGAAGAACAGCCCGCCGATGCTCTGGTTGAGCATGACGATGTAGTAGCTGGTCGTGCGCGCTGCGCCGCTCGTGCCGCGCAGGCCCCGCAGCCAGCCGCCCAGCGTGTAGCTGCCGTCCGCGTTGGCGCTGATCGTCGTCCAGGCTGCGATTTCGACGTCGGACGGGTCGCTTGTGCTAACCAGCGCGCACCAGTTCTGGCCGGCCTCGGCCTGCGCCTGCGTGCACGCGGCCAGCGCCTCGGTGCCCTCGTTGAGCCAAATGACATCGACCGTCTGGCTGCGCAGCGTCACCGTCGTGGTGCCGTATTCCTCGCTCGGATCCTGCTGCGACAGCGTGCCGGCCAGCAGGCCCACCGCGGCAGAACTGCCGACGACGCCCTGCGGCGCGTAGGTGCCGCTGTCCTTGCTCTCCCAGACGGTAGCCGACTGCAGGGTGCCGCTCAGGTCGGCGACCGCCAGCATGACGCCAGGCGTCGTGATGTGCGCGTTGTCGATGGCCGGGCCGTCGATGGCCACGGTCAGCAGCGTCGCCGTGACCGAGGTTTGCTGTGGCACCACCGTGCTCGAGCTCTGCACCGGGCTGCCAGCGACAGCCAGCGCGGTGAGCTCGGCCACGGCCGTGACGTTGACCAGGAAGTTGGCCCCGATGTCGCGCTGGATGATGCGCGCCGTGTGGTCGACGCCCTCGTCGTCGGTCCAGGTGATCAGGTCGTTCTCGAGCAGGTGCAGGTAGGCCGCCGGCAGCGTCATGCGGTAGGTGCGCCGGTTGACCCAGGCCCGCCGCATCAGCGTCGTGGTCAGGTTGCGCGCCTCGCGGCGGGTCAGGACCATGCTGGACAGGTCCATCGTCTGCTCGTTGGTGTGGTCGATGCCCTCGGGGTTGCGCAGGCCGAAGTGCTCGTAGCCGATGCTGAACGCAGCGTCCGGGTCCTGGAAGCGCACGCCGATGCTGGTCGGCATGTCGGCCTCGGGCTTGTCCTCCATCTGCACCTTGTCGATGCCCGCGCCCTGGCCGTCGATGCTGGTGCCCAGGTCGGACAGCGCCGTGCCGTTCTCGATCTGCACGCTGTCGGCCTGGTCGGCGTCGAACAGGTGCACCACGCCGTTGCGGTCCTGGCCAAGGACCTGGCCGGCGACGAGCAACGGCTGCACCTGCGACATGGTGGCCGTGACGCCGCGCACGAACGCGCCGCGGAACGGGCGCTGGGTGACCTTGCTGGCGTCGATCTGCGTGTTGAGCAGCTCGCCGCGTTGCAGCACGGCCTCGAGCGCCTGCGGCCAAGTCATGGCCTCGTCGATGCCGATGATGGCCTCGAGGTTGGTCGGCAGCTGGTCGCCAAAGCCGCTGACGTAGCACTCCTCCAGGCCCTGCGTCGCCATGCCGCGGTAGCTCGAGGTGTTGCCGCTGCCGTAATCGGTCAGCAGGATGGCCGGCTGGCCCTGCGTCTGCCGGCCGTCGTTGAACTCGGCCTCGGCGTCGAAGTCCTGCGGGAACACGCCAGTCGTGAACTGCTGCTGCTCGACGAAGTCGACGACGATCTGCTTGCCACTGACCGGGCTGATCGACGGGCTGCCGCTGATACCCGACAGCGGCGCACCCGGGTCGATGTTCATGCGGTCGCCGGTGAAGCTGATCACCTCGCCGGTGACCGTCGTGCCCGAGCCGCCGGCCGCGGCCAGGTCCAGGTTGCGCACGATGACCTGGTCTCCGACGTTGAACACCTGCCGCGGGTCGATGTGCGTCCCGTTCTCGATGCGCTGATACTGCTGGCCCAGGATGTTGGCCGTGAACGTTGTCTGCGTGCCGCCGATCGCGTCATCGACGCGGCGCAGGCTGGCAGGGCTGAACGCCGTCCCACCCGTGTAGGACAGGCTGGTCACGCTCTGGCCGTCAATCGGCTGCACCGTGATAGAGCTGCCGGCCGTCGGCGTCGCGCCGCTGATCGACACGACCTCGTAGTAGGTGCCGTTGAACGTCGTCGGCCCTGCGCTGCGGACGAAGCCTTGCGGAATCACAAGGTCGCCCACCGCGAACGTGTCCCGGAAGTCCGGGTCGAACGCATCTGCGAGGCTGATCGTCACGTTGCTGCCGTCGACCGCGGCCGACAGGTTCTCGCTGGTGACGCCCAGCAGGTTGCGCTCGTTGAACAGGATCAGCTGACCGTTGCCGATCAGTTGCAGCAGCTCCTCGGTCTCGCGGTCGTTCAGGTGCAGCAGCGCGTTGACGTAGACACGCCGCAGCGTCGCGGTCGTGCCACCCTTGGTGCCGCCGGCCGAGCTCTCGCGCGCCTTGCTGCTCTGATACATGACGTGCACCGGCACGCGCATGCGGGCACCGATAGCAAACGTCCGTGGCGCACCCGGGCCTTGCTCACTTGACGGCAGGCTGCCAAGGTTGGGGAACCGGGCCTCCTCCGGATTACCAGCCAACCACGGGTAGATAAGCGTGGTGTCGATGTAGGCCGCGGCCAGGCCGACGGCCCAGCCCACATAGGGCACGGCCAGCAGCGATCCCTTGGCGGCCCCTGCGATTGCGGTCGACGCTGCTACGCTCGCCATGCGATCCCCTTGAAGTTCCAGCCCTGGACGGCCTGCCTACGCCACACGCCACGCATCACGCGGTTGCGCGGCGACCAGGCGTGCACGCAGAGCGTGCCGCGGTCGACGTCCTCGAGCGGCACTACGACATGGCGCGCGCCGCCCAGGAACGGCACCTGCCAGATGTGCGCGGTCGCCGTGTCCTCGGCCTTGTCACAGAACTGCGACAGGCCCTCGAGCAGCTCCTCCTCCGTCGGCTGCGGGCTGTAGAGCGGCGTGTCGCCGAGCTCAAGGCCGGCGGCCACCGCCGCGGCGTAGGGCACGCCGACGCAGTCCAGACCCGACGCAGGGATGCGCCCGGCATGTCTCACGGTCGCGCCGACCAGGCGGCGAGCTGCGTCTGCGTAGTCCTGCCACGGGATCATTCGATGACCGGCTCCCGGATGTTGCTGGCGGTAGGCTCGAGGTCGCTGCCGCCGAAGTTGGCCTGGTTGCTGAACTTGTCCTTGCAGGTGTCGAACAGGCCGTTGCACCCTGGCTTGACGTCCGCCTCGTCGCCGACCTCGATGGCCTGCAGCGTCGGGATCAGCAGCCGGCACTCCCGCGTGCTGTAGGTGAAGCCCACGATCGGGCTGACCTGTCCCACGTTGTCGCCGCTGGTCCAGATGATCGAGCCGTCGCGGTAGTAGTCGTCGACCTGCGCAGCAACCGGAGGCGCAAAGCTGGCCGTCGTAAACCGGACCGTCATGTAGTCATCGGGCACGCTGTCGACCACGGCCGTCGTGATCGTCTCGGCGCTGATGTCCGCCTGGCAGAAGGGGCCGGCGAGCTCGTATTGGCACGTCTGCGAGAAGTAGCCGCCGAAGCGCCCACCCGTCGGCCGGCGCAGCTTCTGCGTCACGCTCTCCATGGTGCCGACGAAGTTGGACCCGTCGAACACGATGCGCGTGATGATCCGCTTGTGACGGCTGTAGACGATGGCCGGCCGGCACCAGTCGACGACCGTCAGGTAGACCGTCGCGCCGCGATACTTCTGCGTGCGCAGCTGCGGCAGCGTGATGGTCGTCCCGTCGATGACGCCGCGCACGTCCTGGTCACCAGCGCGCATGCCGCCCTCGCGGCGGTCCGCGCTCAGGCTGCCCAGCACGATGGGCAGGTAGGTGCGGTTCTCGACGGTGACCTTGCGGTCGTGGTCCGTGAACAGCAGCTCGCTGCCGTCGAGCGCGACGACGCGCAGGCAGTGCGCCAGGTGCTTGCCGCGGTTGTAGCGCAGCAGGTCCTCGGCCATGCGTCCGGGTCGGCTGGTCATATCGTGCCCTCGCTCCCGTCGATGTTGCCCGCGACGACCTTGGTGAACGTCGTCCCGCTAGCCACCTTGATCGCGAAGCCGCCGGCCCCGTATCCGCCAGAGGTGTCGCTGCTGTCGCCGCCGGCCGCGCCAGGCTCACCGCCAGTGCCACCCGTGCCAGCCGGCCCGCCGTTGTTGACGCCGCCGCCAAGGCCGGGCTGGTTCAGGAACCCGGGCGTGGCGTTGCCGCCGTAGCCGAAGCCCTGGCCGGCAGGGATGGTGCCAGACGGCCCTCGAGGCCCGAACTTGTAGCCCGCGCCGCCGCCGCCGCCAGGGCCGCTGTAGATGCCGCTGCCGCCGCCTGCGCTGCCTCCACCGCCGCCGCCCTGGATCCGGCCGTAGTTGTAGAGGATCGTCGTGGTGCGCACGTAGAGGCCATCCCCGCCGTCCTCGGCCGTGGTGATCGTGCCGTAGGTAGGGCTGGCCGGCGTGCCACCTGTGATCGGCGCACCCGTGCCACCGCGACCGCCGCGGCCCGTGATGTAGCCGTTGTCAAGCACCGTCAAGATGATCACGCTGCCCGCCGGAAACGTGCCCGTGTCCATGGCCGGCGACGTCGTCACGTTGCTGCCTACCGCGCCTACCGTTGCGCTGCCCTGCGGCCCGACGAACACGTTCACCCGCGCAGGGTTCGTGCCCTCGTAGCCCAGCTGGTCGCACATCGTGCGGATGTTGGCGTTGAGGTTGAGCCCTGACCCGAACTCGATCGTGAACTCGTCAATCGTGATCGTCTGCGCCGAGCTCGCGCTGCCCGTCGCCGTCTCGATGATCCAGCTGCCCGCCTGCGTGCTGGTGTCCGTCAGGTAGCACACCGCGAGCTGGCCAGGGTTGAGCAGCACCTGCTGCGTGCCGCCGTTGTCCTTGACCGCCGTCTGCAGCGAGGCGTGGCTGTTCCAGACCGTGTAGATCGGCCCGCCGGTGCGCAGCAGCCGCGCATCCTGCAGCAGCACGCTAGTGCCAGCCGACTCGATGAAGCGCGCAGCGCCCGGCACGCCGGACGGTAGGGGCATCACGCCGTCGGTCGCGCTGTTGAGGTGATACCCACCCCACATCTCCTCGACGGCTGTGCGTGCCATTAGTAGACGATCCAGGTGGCCGTGGTCGTGCCTCGAGCAAGCGCCACGGTCTTGGTCGTGCCGGCGCTGATCGTGCTGCCGACGTTGCTGCCTGATTCGTCCACGAGCTGCAGGCTACCCGTCGCGCCCGTCTCGCAGTGGATGACAAAGATCTGCCCGCCGCCCGGGATGCGCGCCACAGGCGGCAGGTAGACGTTGATCGCCGAGCTCGGGTCGTAGCTGTGCAGCATGCCGCCGTTGAGCGCGAGCACCTGCGTCGTGCTGACCGTGCCGTGGTCGGTCGCGCCGCCGGCAAACCACCGCTCGGGCTGCTCGACCTCGGACAGCACCTCGATGCAGTCCAGCGTCGGGATGTCCCAGATCTCGTAGCCGCTGGCCTGCAGCTGCATGAACTGGTCGACCTCGCTGGTGAAGCGCACCGGGACGTCGAACTTGCAGCCGGCGCGCACGGTCACGCCCGCGGTCGGCGCGCTGTTCATGACCACCTCGCCCGCGGCCGACACGGTGAAGGCCGTCGTCGAGACGTTGTCCAGGCTGACCACGACGGTGCCCGACACGGGCAGGGTCAGGCTGCGCTGGTAGGGCGCGTCGCCGTCGGCGTCGTAGACCTTGATCAGCTGGAACGTGTCCTCCGACCCGTCGCCGGTGCCGATGATCACGTCCGTGTTGGTCGGATCGGTGACGCCGTCGTCGTTGGTCGTGAAGTCGGCCCAGTCCTTGAGCCGAAAGCTGTGGAGGCTGCCGCGCCGGCCGAGGCCGAACGCCTTGATCGCCTGCGCCTGCGTAGGCGTCTGCAGGGCCTTTCTAAGGCGGAAACGGTGCCGCCCCTGGCTCTGCCTAGCCACCCGGAACTCGTGGCCGCTGGCGGTCTCCTGGACGATCGTAGAGAAGCCCGCGCCGCTGATGCCCTGATACTCGAAGTCGTCAGGCAGGGATACGTCGTGAAATGCCATGTCTTAGCCTCCAGGCGTGCCTCCGGTCAGGCCGGGCTGCACGCCGCCGACGTTGGCCAGCTCCTGCGTCTGCGTCGGTGCGAATGCGCCGGCGATCTGACCGCCGATGCCGCGGAACGCGCTCTGCGCGGCGAGCTGCGCGAACTGGCGCACGAGCTCGGCCATGGCCTGGCGCGCGGTCATCGTGCCCTCGGCCACGCGGAAGAAGGCGTCGCCGATCGTCTGGCCGAACTCTTCGCCCTGCGCGATAAGCTCCTCCATGGCACGCTTGGCCGCCTCGACCTGCTCGCGGCCGTATTGCTGCATCAGCGCGCCGACCTGAATGCCGTATTGGATGCCGAAGCCCGTGCCGAACGGCATGCCAATGCCGCCGGTCAGCGCCTCGGGCTGATAGCCGAATGTGCCCGGGCCGCCCTTCTGACGCATCAGCATTTCGCCCGTGCCGTAGGTGCCTGGATACATCACGCCACCACGCACAAACGGCCCTTCGGCGCGTGGGTCCGCAAAGCTGATGCCGAAGTCGGTGCGCTCGGGCGCGTAGGCTGGCAGCGGAAACTCGAGCGGGGCTGCCGCACGGCCAGTCAGTTGTGACGGCGCAGTCTTGGCCACTTCTTGCGCCTCGGTCAGCAGCTCGCGATACAGCTGGCGCACGATGAACTCGGCGGCCTGGCGCGGCACGCGGCGTTCCTCGAACGTCCTGAATCGGCCCGTAAAGTCCAAGCCTGTCGGCATGGCCATGCGCACCTCTGGACCGGCTCGACTCAGCCGCTCCTCGAGCTGCTGCGGCGTCAAGCCTAGCGTGGCACCGAACTCACCAAACGTCTGGAACTGCCCGCGCTGTGCGCCTTGCTGATACGTCTCCAGCGCAGCAATAACGGCGGCCTGTTTGCCGCGCACGCCGGGCTCTTGCGACAGCCCCAGCACCTGCTGGACATACTGACTGGCCTGGGCCTTCTCCATGGCTGCGCCCAGCCGCTCCATCTCGTCCGCAGCTTCTTCAGTCTCGCCGCTAAAGATGGCCATGGCCGACGCAGCTGCGGCGATCACAGTGGCAATGGTCATTAACGGGTGCGCCCGAATGACATTGCCGAGCGTGCCGAAGATGCTCGTCGCTTGGCCTGTGGCATCGGTGACGCTTCGCATGTCCTCTACAAAGCGACCCAAGTCGAGCAGAGCTTGAGACGCTGCGAATGCGGCCATGGCTCCGCTACCAGATCGCAGCCCGTTTGCCATGCCCTCAATGCCATGCGTGATCGCTAGGCCGCCGCCGGTCGCGGCAAATGCTGCGGACAGGTTGCGGCCTGTTTCCTTGCCGCTCTGCCCCATCTCCTTGACTTCTTTCTCGGCCTGGTCAGCCTTCCTGGCCGTCTCGTCCAGCGCCCGGTTGGCCTGCTCGAGGCCCGTCGCTACGCCGCGCGCGTCGACCGCGATCTCTAGAGTTGGCATCCCTGCGCTCCTTGCGTTGCTCGGCGTGATGTGACAACCAGACGGCGTCCATGGCGCGAAGTAGGCGACACACGCGCAGACGCTCGTCGCCAGTGTAGCCCGCGTCGGCCGCATAGTGTGAGAGGTCCGACCACGGCAGCCCGCCGGCCGCCATCCCCACTGGGCGTCCCATGCTTACAAGCTGCCAGCCATCCCAGATAGGCTGCAAGTCGGGCCAGAGAGACGGCCGCTTCTTCCAGGCTTCCGGCAGGGGCTTGTTCTTGCGCTCGCGCCATTCTGCGATCCTGCGTAGGTATTTCTCGTCCTTGCCGTGCCGCAGGTGCCACCGCAGGACGTCTGTCAGTTTCCCGCGCTGTCGGCGTCGTTGCGCACCAGCGCCGCGGCGCGCTGGCTTGCTTGGATCAGGACGAAGTCGAGCAGGTTGCGGAACGTGCGATCGGCCAGGAGCTCGGCCGCCTTGGCCTGGCTGAAGCCTACCGCCTCGCCCTTGAACGTGATGTTCTGCCAGTCGCGCACGACCGTCGCGGCCAGCGCCTTGGCGGCGGTGCGCAGACTCAACCGCTCGAGCTCGTCGGCCGGCGTGTCCTTGTCCCGCAGCTTGGCCATGTAGGGCTCACGCTCGCGCTCGAGCTGCCGCTCATAGGCCGTGCCCATCGGGACCAGCAGGATGGCCGGGACGTCCTCGGCCGGCTGCTCTACCTGGTCGCCGACGAGCTGCCCATCACGGACGGACAGCCGCCACCAGACCCCACCGTCGAGCTTGTCGGCGTCCAGCTGAATGCTAGCCAGATCCACTAGGCCCACCTTTGCATGCGGGTCGTGCAGTCCTCGGTGTCGTTGAGGGTGGCCTGGTAGGTCACGCTGACCATCGTGTCCGTGTTGCTCCCGGTCACGTCTGCGCCGGCGTCGCTGAACTTGACTGTCGGCAGGCTGAACGTGTAGCCCCGGCTGTTGGCGTCGATCAGCGCGAACCAGATCGCTCCGGTCGTGTTGTCGGCGTAGGACTGCATCTCAGTGAAGTCCTCGAAGTAGGCGTCGAAGCTGCCGGTGACGTTGAACTCGCCCTGGCGCATGCTCTGCGCGCCCAGCTTGCCGAGCTCGGTGCGCGCCACCACGTTGTTGTTGATGTTCAGCGTGATCTGCTTGGCAGGGAAGCTAGAGCCAGCGCTGCGGATCTCCGGCACGCTCAGGCTGTCCAGCACCGGGTGGTCCGTCGCGTCCGTGTAGGTCGCGCTGGCGATGAACTGGTCCGTGCCCAGGTCGCTGTCCTGGAACGTGCTGTTGGCCGCCTCGAACGTGAACGTGCCCGTGACGATGGCCTCGTCGGCGACGGTCAGGTCCAGCGTGTTGACCACGCAGCCGGTGAAGATCTGCGCCTTGCCCAGGTCGAGCCGCGCCACCTCGATGGTGAACGAGTCCTCGACGGTGCCATTCACGCGGCGCGCGGCGCGGGTCATCGTCACGCTGCTGGAATCGGCCGTGAAGTTGGCGTCGGCCTCGACCGTGACCGCCGAACCCGTCACCGCGGTCACCTTGTAGTAACCAGCATTCGAGCCCTCGTCGCTGTCCACGTAGACGATGTCGCCCACGCTGACATTGCTGGTGCCTGCCGACGTGGTGATGTCCTTGTCGCCGCCCGCCAGCGTCGCCGACGAGTCGCTATAGGCGGCGTCCTCGGCGCTGCACATCGTGCCGCCGAGCAGCAGCTCGAGAGCCTCCGTGGTCGGGCTGAACATCAGCTCGAACGGCAGCTGGCCGGCGGCGCTCTTGCTCAGGCGCACGAGCTCCTCGACGTTGCGGTCGTCGTTGATGATGTTGGACTGCTGGTAGCCCACGCGGTCGCGCATGGACTGGCCAGTGACTTGCAGCACCTGCATCGCCGGGCTTGACGGCGTGGTGCCGAACGTGCTCTCCTTGACAAGGGAGACGCGCAGGCGGTTCGAGTCGCTCATGGTTGCATATCAGCTCGGAATGGAATCTGCACAGTGCGGATGCACCAGGCGTCCTCCTGGTCTGCCGTGCCGATGACGCCCGGCGGCGGCGTGAAGACGATGTCGGGCGACGTCAGACGCACGCCCCGGAATGCTGTTACGACGGCGTCGGCCAGGTCGATGCTGGCCCCGTCGCCCTTGGCGATCGGCGTGAACAGCCGCGCCGTGGCCGTGCCCATCATGCGATAGCGCACCGTGCCCATGCTGATCTGCTGCTGGTCGTCGATGCCGATCATGAACCGACACCAGCTGGCCGAGATGCTCGAGGGCTCCGGGCCGTTGTCGTAGACCACGTCGATCGACTGGCCTGTGCCGATCTCGGTGGCGAAGCGCCCGCGGATCG